TCCTTCAGCCCACAGTCCTCCTGGATGTACAGAAACAGCTCGTCGAATAGCATCTGCATACTCCGTGTGCTGTGCTGGCTGTTGAAGTCGTCGTAGTCCAACATAACGCTGACACCGCCGCTAGAACGCATGTCGCGTACCCTCTCACACATGCCATAGTTTCCTACTTCACCCGGTGATAGTACGGCACTGACCCCTCGCCACGCTTTTTCCACTGGCCGTAGCACGCGTTCGAAAGCAATGTAGCTAGCTGTATCACATGAGAACAGGGCACGTGTCTTCCCATGCTCATACTTCGTGCTAGCTGTTGCTACCACGCGGCCATTCCACTGTCCTACGCTGCATTTGTCTTTGGCAGCCACGAAGTTCTGCCGCGTCGGCCTCTGCACGATGTCGGGTATGATGGAGTCCACCCCTGTTGCATGAGCCTCCGCAGTCCTGTTGTGGGAGCCATTAGCACACCAGAGCCAACGCCTAGACCACCACGTTTCCTCATCTTCATACACAAGGTGGTTCCGGTCTATCTCTTCCGTGAGCACAGCGCGAATTGCCAGGCGCAGTGTGGCTTCGTCCGGGTTGTACGTGCCCGCGCGTACCTCGTCTGCCTTACACCTGTAAGAGGCCTCGTGTTCCAGATCGACTGTGCCTACTCCCCGGCCAGCCAGAACATTCGCCTCACATAAGACTGCACCCTCCTGGACGCCATTCCAGCCTAGCCCTTTGAGTAGACAACTTAGTGCCTTGGCCTCTTTCGGGTTCATGACTAGAAAACGCGCTAACCTGAAAGGCTCACGCCACCCCCAGTGTGCCAGGGTGCAGCCGTACAGAACTATGCTCACTGCTTGATCCTCGTACGCCCCCCCAGAGTCTGCCAAAACAGCGCATGCATCTACGAACATCCTTTCCGATTCTATTTTGAGATCACACAGTACCCCCGTCACGTGTAAGTTTGCCTTGACTTCCGCCTGGTCAAAGGGCTTCGGTGGAAACAGGCCCCTAAAGACCCCTTTGATAACTCGTGAACCCACTAAATCACGCTGAGGTTGATTAAAGTCGCCTTTGGCATAAAACGATTCTGCCACATAGAAACTGTTGTAAAGAATGTATTTTAAAAGACCGAAATTGAAATGAATGTGATAAGGATAATTACAGACAAGTATACTAGTAGAAATCGCCTCCATGTAGTCGGTCATCTGCAGTGATGACACAGTTTCCCACTGTGAATTAGTTGAGGCGCACAGCAGGTCGTTTACGTTTTCTTGGACTAGGTGTTTTTCCAGGAATGAGCCGATCAGTCCAAAATCCTCGACTCTTCCCGCTACCCTACTCATTGTTGCTCGCCAGCCGCGAGTGCATCATTTGCACCTCCGCGGCCAGCTAGCCCGTCATCACTTCCCGCGTTTACCGCAGCGGCAGCCGGGCGGTCCCCGGCTATTGCGTTGTTGGCCACAGCACCAGGTGCTGCATGTATCGGCCCGTTATATATGCGAGCATTCGAGCTCGACCCACTCACCAGCGTAGGCGCTCGCGCGGGCTCATGCACCCTCACTGCCTGGACTTCCGCGCCCTTACCTGTCTTGACACTAGGTATGCTCACTGGCACCTTTACCGCCGCCGGCTCACTGCGCTTCTGCGTCTGGAAGGACTCGCCAGGCCTCGGGACACCATGGTTCACTAGTGGAGCCCCACTCCCGCAGTCACGAGCTATGACGCGTCCCAGCTGTCCAAAAGAGCTGTAAGTGTTTGGCTGGTAGCTGGCGCCGCGAAGTGCTGCCACACCCTCGCAGAAGCTGGCCTGCACCTCAGTGTTTATGTGACCTATTGGCTTCGTGTCACAGAGCTCTAAAGGCGCCGTGACGAGTGTTATGTCCAGTGCCAGCTCCTTACTACTAGGAGCGTGGTTGTTATCTAAGCCCCACGTATTCGGCCCGGCGCTCGGCGACTGATGAGTAATTACCATCCGCATCCCCCCGCCAGTGTAGACCAGCTCAGAAGGCGCGCAAAACCTGTTCTCCCCCCTGCGCCATAGGTATGAAGCCAAATGTAGCCTGTTACGCTGCCGGTTCCTAATTGTGGTCGCACGGCCTGCGATCCCCGGCCCAGGCAGTACAATCTGCTCCGGGTCGAACTGCACCGGCACCAGATGCTTCAAACCGTCCAGGCGGTGGCCGCTATAATGCAAGACGTAGCCACTTTTGCGCGCACACGTCCACGAGGTTTGCACTACAGATGCAACCCCCCTAGTCTCTAGGACCTGCAAGTCTTCGAAAAGGGGTATCACACCCTCGCGCGAACGGGTACAAAGCACCCCGAACCCTGACTTCTGCGCTACCGTGTCGACATCAATGTCTATAATCCCCGTCGGCTCCACCCAATACCAAGGCGCCAGCACGTTATACCTAAGGTGCCTGTCGTTGTCCAGGTTCCCAAGGCTGAAGGACGCTAGTAACGCGTTGTGTGCTACATAGTCCTGTAAGTCTGTGGTGGCGCCTACGTTCAGCCCCCACACCTGCGCCAACACAGACACGTACTGTTTTGAGAACATGGGGGCACTTTTCAAGATCTCATTCAATATTTTAGATGGGTTGTCTGGCACTTGTTGCCCGGCAATTCCCGCATCCTCGACTTCTAGACGTGGCGCTCCTACCACAGTGGGATATACTTTAGAATCGATCTCTATGCACGGGTCAGCCAAGGCCACGCTTGCTGCTATACTCAGCGCCAAACCGTCGCAAAAGCCCACCCAACTGTCTTTGCTGCCCACTAGTGGTTGGGGGAGGCAGTCCCAGCTGCGCAGTAGGGTGTTAATTCCCCCATAGCTAGGCACGAAACCGTGTTCCCGCAACACGCGGCGCATAAAAGCACCTTCGTCACTCTGGCCTACGACGGTCAGGATCTTAGTGAACCCCTTCGCCATCGCGTAAGCAAACACCCCTCCAGCGTTGTTATGGGCGTAGTTGCTGCCCAGGATACGTAATGCGTTTAGGCACCCTTCTGCTAGCGCACCATCCACTGGGTGCTCTATAATAGGACAGTTACTCGCGTCCAATACTAGACGGTCCGTAACTACGGTGCTCCCACCGGCTGCTGCCGCCGCCACCACCGCACTTACTACGTGAGGCGACGATATGTCGTCTGCATGCGCAGGCAGCCAGATGGTGTTGCTACTGGCGCCTAACGGTCCGCTTGCCGCACCTACAGCTATGACCCTTAAAGGCAGACCACCGCTCAGATCATCCATGGTAAAGCTCTGGCCCAGTGACCAGTATGCAACGCCTGCAGCCAGCTGCTCAATAAGGCAGCTCAGATCAGCCACCCTGTAATCTCCTGTACTAGAGACGTACTTGTTGGATCCACTTAGGAAGTCCTCCGCCATCTTGTCATTGACCTTAATGCGTTGGGCGATCCTATACTTGTTGCCCTGACGAAGGCAGATTGCGTGGGGTTTAACCATGCACCCACCATGATGGTGCTTGTCCTGGTTAGTGAAGGCGTCACCACCTCCTTCGCCCACTGACGCGACCCCTGCCTCGCTGCTCACAACAGCCTCACTTTTCTCCTTGCCTTTGGAACCTTTCTTCTTCTTCTTGCTAGCGCCGGGAGCGCTAGTCCCCACCTCCTGTTCCGGCGCGATCACAGCTCCGCCGTCCAACCCTTCCCGGACTGTGTCTGGGTACTCACCGTCGTCAGAGACAACCGAAGCGTCGTCATCGACGTCCGGGTCCGGCCCATTCGTGTAATACATGGAACCTCCCCGCATGTACGCCACACACGCCTGGGACCTGGGTTGGTCGCCGAGTGCACCTGGGGCAGCACGGCAGCTTGTATGTGCGGCAACTTTGTAAATATTGTAACGCGCATGAACATCCGGGCTACCAAAATTGAAGGTTGATGTGGTCGTCGCACATCTATAAATTCGGGCCATACCTTTAAAGTTTACGGCCGGGTCGTATTTGGTTGTCACAATAGAGTTGTAAAATCTAGACATATTGGAAATTGATGGTTTGAATAATTTGGTTTACCAGCTTGTGCCGCACTCAGAAAAACGTACTATATCGCCGGATCCCTCCATAATATTTAATTCTGATGTCACCAAGTGGTGAACTGCGTGCATTACATAAGACGTAAAGCCTCCTACCCACACTGATTCCTAAGAATCTGTCACGAACGCAATGACATGTGATAGGTCTGCTAAAAACCCGATGTAACTCCCCCTTTTACGGAGGGCAGCCGCACAAGCATTGCTCGCGCAAGAGACGAAAAACCCTGGGTTATAG